CTCTGTATCAAACAACGCTAAGAGAGCCTTAGAATGGGCTGAAGAGAATGGTTGGGGAAGCTGTGGAACTGCTGTAGGGAAACGTAGAGCGTCCCAGTTAGCCAATAGAGAGGCTATAAGCGTGTCTACCATCAAAAGGATGTACAGCTACCTTTCCCGCCATAAAGGCGATCTAAAGGCTTCTAAAGGCTATTCTGACGGGTGTGGCAAACTAATGTACGATGCGTGGGGTGGAAAATCAGCTTTAAGCTGGTCTGAATCTAAAATTAACTCACTAGATAAGTAATGAAAACTAGAAGAAGGTATACATACAGCAGAACCAGTAGAAAAGGTGGTAAAAGAGGCTGCCTTTGTGCTGATGGGCGCACATACTCATCTAAGTGCTGTGACGGAAGTTTACAAGCACAGGGAATAGGAAGTATAACAGGTACTCCTTCGGAAGCTCCAGTTGATCCGCCACCAAACGGTGATTCATACCTACTACTAGAGAATGGAGATTTTATACTACAAGAAAACAACGATAAAATAACTTTATAATGGCAAATAGCAAAATATCAGAATTAACAGCAGTAACGGCTGTAAATATTGTAGGAACTGAAGAGATAGCTCTAGTTCAATCTACAGAAACAAAGAAAACAACATTGGAAGATGTGCAACGATTTGTTGTCAATCACTTAGAGCCAACAACTTTAAGTGTTGTTGCTGGTGGAACTTATGACTTAGGTGATCCAGCTTATGATGAGGCAGAGCTTATTGTGCTTAGCTGGGTTGGCGATAATGGCACAGCTACTATCACACTTCCCGATGTAACTTTAGCTAAAAACCTCAACAGAGCCAAACGTCTAATTACAGACTCTACATTCTCTAATTCAACGCACGCAAATGTAACGCCTTACGGTTCTCAAACGTTAGACGGAGCTAACGATGCATTTGACCTAAATAGAGGGTATGAAGGTATAAAAGTTTGGGGAAATGGAACTGAATGGTTCATTATTGAGCGAAAAGCATAGTTAAAAATCGAACAGACAACATATTAACCATTACTATTTAAAATTATTCATAAAATGAACAGTCCAAAAGCAACAACAATCCTAAATGAAATCTTGCAGAAGCTGTCCTCTATTACAGAACCTGAAACAGTAGTCGAAAAGACAACTGAATTAGAGGCTGTAACAGAAGAAACTCCTACCGAAGTGGTGGAGGCTGCTACTGAAGTTAAAGAATCTGTAGAAGAAGCTCCTGAAGAATTATCCGATGAAGCTGAACTCGAAACAGAAGAAACTCAACTTATGGAAGGTTATGTTACTGAAGAAGCATTTGCATCTAAGATTGCTGAAATGGAAGCCAAAATGGCTGAAATGGCAAAAATGTTAGATAGCGAAATGGGTTACAAGAAAGAACTAGAGGAATTATCTTCTCAAATGGAAAAACTTTCTGCTGAACCTGCTGCTGAAGCAATTAACCACACTCCAGAAGCTGCTACCGAAAAGAAACCAGTCTATAACTTCGGAATGCAGAGATCACAAAACACATTAGACAGAGTATTTAACCGATTAAACAATCAAAACTAACCAATAATGGCTACAACTACTTCAATTACAACTACTTATGCTGGTGAATTTGCAGGACAATACGTTGCTGCAGCTTTACTAGAAGCTAATACCCTTGCAAAAGGCGGTATTACAATTAAACCAAATGTTAAATTCAAAGAGGTACTAAAGAAAGTATCTGTTGATGGTATCGTAAAAGACGCATCTTGTGACTTTGACGCTACATCCACATTGACTTTAACGGAAAAAATCCTTATTCCTGAAGAGCAGCAAGTAAACTTACAAATCTGTAAGAAAGACTTCGCTTCTGACTGGGAAGCTGTACAGATGGGCTACTCTGCTTATCACAATGTACCTCCTAGCTTTGCAGACTTTATCTTAGGACACATCGCTGCTAAAGTAGCAGAGCGTACTGAAAAGTCTATCTGGGCTGGAACAACCGCCACAAGCGGACAGTTTAATGGATTCTCTGTTTTATTAGCTGCCGATGCTGATCTACCTGCTGCACAAGAAGTTGCAGGAGCTACTATCACATCTTCTAATGTAATTGCAGAATTAGGGAAAATAGTAGACGCTATTCCAGACACTCTTTACGGAGCTGAAGACCTTTTCATCTACGTATCTCAAAACATCGCTAGAGCTTACATTAGAGCTTTAGGCGGATTTGCAGCAGTACAAAATGCAGCAGCAGACGAGAATGTAGGTTCTATCGGAGCTAACGGTATCGGAGGACAGGGTACTATGTGGTATCAGAACGGTGGATTAGAAATCGATGGTGTAAAAATCTTTGTTGCTAACGGATTAGCAAGCAATGACGCTATCGCCACTACTAAATCTAACTTATTCTTCGGAACAGGCTTAATCGCTGACCACAACGAAGTTAAATTGCTAGATATGGCTGACCTAGACGGAAGTCAAAACGCTAGAATCGTTATGCGATTTACAGCTGGTGTACAGTATGCAAACGTTGAAGATATCGTTACTTACGGTATTCCAAACTCTGCTAACTAAAAACAAACAATAATTCAGAACTAAGGGTGGGTAAGCACATAGCCTACCTACCCTTTTTTCATTAAACACAAAAAACTATGGCTTGTAATTTAACCCGATCTCGTGCTGAAGCGTGTAAAGACACAGTAGCAGGAATCAAAAAAATATATTTCGCAGACTTCGGAACGTTAGGAACTATTACCGTAACGAATGATGAGGTTACGGATATGACAGGAGGTTCGTCTAACGAGCTTACTCTATTTACTTACGAAGTAAAAGGAAACAACTCATTTGAAACTACCATCAATGCATCTCGTGAGAATGGTACTGTATTCTATGAGCAGGCTCTTAACATTACTTTGAAGAAATTAACTAAAGAAGACCACAAAGAATTGAAGTTATTGGCAGCAGGAAGACCCCACGTCTTTATTGTTGACCAAAACGACAACGTATTCTTAATGGGTAAAGAGAATGGTGCTGACGTAAGTGCTGGTACTGTTTCTACTGGAAATGCTTTAGGTGATTTCAACGGTTACAACTTAACCTTTACTGCAATGGAAAAAGCCCCAGCAAACTTTGTTGAGGTTGACGCTACATCAGCGACTTTCCCTGTAAGTGAAATGGCAGCATTGACTGGAACTGTAACTATTGGCGTACCATCTGCGGTATAATAATGGTTGACTTTATTGGAAGGGGGTGTACGAAAGTACGCCCCTTTTTCGTATCTTTAAAACAGAATATACACTTTTAGTTATTTGTTTATGCACATACTAACGACATCAACAAACACACAGTCAATTAAGATAGCAGCCAGAAAAGACACCTCTACCCCTGTATTTACATTGACAGATAAAACTAGTAGAACTACCGAGACTATTACTGTAGTTAAAACTACCGATGGAGACTTTATGGTGCTTTCTGCGAGCTTTTCTCTTAAGGAAGGTACTCAATACTCATTTAGAGTAAAGGAAGGCTCTGATGAGCTTTATAGAGGCTTAATATACTGCACAGATCAAACAGAACTAGATAAGTTCTTTATAAATAAAGATGAATATGTATCTCAAACGGGGTACGATAACGACTTTGTAATATTATAATGGAAGAAAATAAGAAAGAGAAGACGGGTAATTCTGTTCACGTACTAAGAATGTCTTCATACACAGCACCACCAGTAGTAGAAAATACTAGAGGTGAATGGGTGGAGTATGGTGACGACAACAACTATTTCCAATACCTAATAGATCGATATAACGGTTCGCCAACAAATAATGCTGCTGTAAACGGTATCTCGGAAATGATCTACGGAAGAGGACTAGAGGCTACTAATAGCGAAGAGAGTCCAGAATCCTATGCAGCAATGCGTGAGTTATTCCAGAAGGACTGTATGAAAAAGATTTGCTATGACTATAAAATGATGGGTCAGGCAGCTCTACAGATTATATACAGTAAGGATCATTCTCGTATCGTACAGGTAGAGCATATTCCAATTGAGACACTAAGAGCTGAAAAAGCAACCTTAGGCAATGTAAAAGGGTACTACTACCATCCTAACTGGCAAGAGATAAAAAGAGATGAGAAGCCTAAGCGTATTTCTGCTTTTGGCACTTCTAAAGATGGTATTGAGATTATGTATATCCGACCATACAAAGCTGGATTCTATTACTATTCGCCAGTAGATTATCAAGGAGGATTGCAGTACGCTGAACTAGAAGAAGAGATTGGAAACTACCATATAAATAATATTCAAAACGGCTTACAACCTAGTATGCTGATTAACTTCAACAATGGTACTCCATCAAAGGAGCAGCGTGATGATATAGAAAGAGCTATCTACGAGAAATTCTCTGGCACTTCAAATGCGGGTAGATTTATTCTGGCGTTCAATGATAGTAAAGAATTGGCAGCCTCAATAGAGCCTGTAGTGTTAAACGATGCACACCAACAGTACCAGTTCCTTTCAGATGAAAGTATGAAGAAGGTTATGGTGTCTCACCGTATTGTATCACCAATGTTAGTAGGAATAAAAGATAACTCTGGACTAGGTAATAATGCACAGGAACTAGAGACAGCTTCTTTGCTTATGGATAACACAGTTATTCGTCCAATGCAGGTAACTATAATTGATGGACTA